GTTGTATACTGCTCTTGGTAATGGCAGTTCCATAAGTAGTGGTATCAGCGCATCGGCTACTGTTGTATCGTTGTCTGCTCCTAATATTAGTGGTGTTGTTGCGGGAACACAAACCTCTGCCACAATTACTACACTTACATCCACGACTGTAAACGCAGGAACATTAGCACTTGCGGCTGGTTCTATAACAGATAGTTCTGGTTCTATTAGTTTTGGTAACGAAAATATTTCTACTACAGGCACGGCAACTCTTGCCACTGTAGATATTAATGCGGGTGCTATTGACGGAACAACTATTGGTGCTAACTCAGCGGCAGCAGGTACTTTTGCTGCAATCACAGGTTCGTCTTTGGCCATTACTGAGGATGGAACAATTATTTTTGAGGGTGCCACTGATGATGGTAACGAAACCACATTAACAGTTACAGACCCAACAGCAGATAGAACAATTACACTTCCCAATGAAACCGGAACTGTTATAACAACCGGCTCTTCTGATGCGGTCACTGGGAATATGTTGAAGAGTTCTTCTACCTTGCTCATAGTGAATTCATCTGGTTCAACGTTAAAAACAGTTATTGGTGCTGGTAGTGCATCATAAATATAAATTAGGAAAATAGAAATGGCAGCTATTATCACAGAAAAATTTAGACTTCATAACGCCGACCAGTTTGAGGAATCTTTCACTGAGTCTGCGAATAGTACCTATTATCTTTTTATAGGTAAGTCCACACCATATACTTCAGGAACAAGCGGTGGTTCTGATGCATCGCCACCGACTCCTGTTGATGGTCCTTCTGATGAGTTCTTTTCGTGGGACGATATGATTGCTGCCAAAAAAGTGACTTCTTCAGAAGTTCAACGTGTCATTCCACGTAGAAACTGGGCAAACAGTACCAAGTTTGATATGTACCGGCCGGACTATAGTGCTTCTGTGACAGCAACATCTGGTGCATCTAATCTATACGATTCCACTTTTTATTTTATGACTTCTGATTTTCGTGTGTATAAGGTGTTGGACAACAATGCTGGAACCTTATAGTGGCACTGAACCTACAAGCACTGCAAATGCTCCGTTTTCGTTAGGTGGTTATGTGTTGCAATATATGTATTCTTTGACAAGTGCTCAGATCAATAGCTTTCTTACCGCTGATTTTATGCCGGTAGCTACAGATAGCACAGTCAGCGGAGCTGCAACAGATGGTGCGATTGATTCCTTGATTGTCACTGCTGGTTCTGGATATACAAACGGGACTTACTATGCAGCGGTTTATGGTGACGGTACTAGTCAAGGCACATCTTCTGGTGCGATTGTGAGAATCACTGTGACGAGCAGTGTGATTCAAGCCTTTGGTTTGACGGCGGGAACAGATACTACAGTTCATGCAGCTGGAAGTGGTTATACTTTTGGCACGGTCAATCTTGCAAGTGGTTTTACATTTTCTGATGCCGACCTCAGCACTGCTTCTGCTATAGGTGGTTCTGGTGGTTCAATCTCAGTAGTAATTGGTCCAAAAGGTGGTCATGGTTTTAATGCTGTGCAAGAACTCGGCGGCCATTATGTTATGTTGGGAACAACTCTAACAGGTGCCGAAGGTGATGATATTACAACAGGAAATGATTTTAGAAAGATCGGTCTTGTGGTTGATCCTAATACATACGGAACATCTTCTGTTGCATCAATTAGCACAGCAAGAATGACATACGCACTGAAACTTACCTCACAGTCTGGTACGTTTGATGGTGATGAAAAGATTAGTCAAGCTTCAACTGGTGCTATCGGTAAAGTTGTCGAATGGGATTCTACAAACTCAATTCTGTACTATTCACAGGAAAGGTTTGGTGACTACGGAACAAATGGCACTACTGGAGCATACGTTGCCTTTAGTGGTGCAAACGCTGTCACTGGAGCAACATCAAGTGCAACAGGAACGCCAGATGCAAATGCTGATTCTGCTGTAACTCTTGCTGGAGGCAACACAATCACGTTTACAGATGGATATGCGAACCCTGAGTTAGATGCTGATAGTGGAGACATTATCTACTTAGAAAATCGTAAACCAATCAGTCGGTCAAACGATCAGATTGAAGATATTAAAGTTATAGTGGAGTTCTAAATGCCTGAATCTACAAATCTAAACGTAGCACCGTATTACGATGATTTCGATTCAACTGAGAATCATGTAAAGACATTATTTCGTCCTGGTTTTGCTATTCAAGCAAGAGAGTTAACAGGACTTCAGTCTACACTGCAAAATCAAATCGAAAAGGGATTCAGTCATGTCTTTAAAGATGGAACTGTAATAATCCCTGGTGCAACAACTTATTTAGGTGGTGCTGAGGCCCCAAGGTATATCAAAGTTCAAGGTAACTTTGGTGGCGAAACTGTTAATGTCTCGCAGTATGTAAATGAGGACAATCCCGTTACACTGACTGGAGCCACGTCTGGTGTTACGTTTAGAGTGATTGCTGCAACTGAGGCAACGGAAACAGACCCGGCAACATTTTTTGGTGTTTATACTTCCAGCAATCTTTCTGGGAGCAGAACTTTCACTGAAGATGTCACTACTATTTCTCGTAGCGCATTAGATGCTGCTGGTTTTGACTCATTCACTATTGGTGAAAACTTAAGTGCAGATGTAGCGGTGCAGCATGGTAGCACATCATATCAAGCAAATGTTCCTTCACTAATAACAGAGGCATCTGAAGTTCTAAGAACAACTAAATCTGCAAACACTGCTTCAACCACACCTGTAACTGGTAAATCTGTCATTGTAAAACAATCGGCTGGTGTATTTTTTGTTAGAGGTTATTTTGTTGATGTTGAAGACCAAACACTTGTTGTAGAAAAGTATAACAACAATGCAAATGCAAGAGTTGGTTTTCAAGTTGTAGAAACGATTGTTACACCAGAATCAGACACGAGTTTGTCTGACAACGCGACTGGCACATCGAACATAAATGCGAAAGGTGCACATAGATTAGCTTTTACGCTCACTTTAACATCTAAAGAATTAAACTCTAAAGATGATAAAGATTTTATTGAAATTCTCAGAGTAGAAGATGGTGTTCTTCAACATTTTAATCGTGACACTGAATATTCCATTCTTGAACAGACATTGGCACGTAGAACGTTTGATGAATCTGGTGATTATACTGTAAGACCTTTTACTTTTGAGATGAAAGAGTCAGTCAATGTTAGTGTTGGCGAAACCGATTTTACTGGTGTCTATACTTCTGGTGATACCACAAGAGATGGTAATAAAGCCTCAGATGATTTTATGGCATTGCAAGTATCGCCAGGTAAAGCATATATCAGAGGATATGAGATAGAAAAAATTGCACCTACTCTTGTTGATGTTAAGAAAGGTAGAGATTTTAATACTATAAATGCGGGTGCGTCTCCTGCTGATTTGGGGAACTATCTCCAAGTTACAAATGTTTATGGCACACCGGATGTAACAGAGATTAGCGGTGAAACAGTTGGTTACAATGAATTGCAACTGTATGATACCAACATCTCAACGAGAGGTTCAGCAACAGGTATACAAATAGGTGTGGCTCGTGTAAGAACATATCAGTATGATTCTGGCACCGCTGGTGAAAACGATGCGACCTATCGACTGTATCTGTTTGATATCAATGCTATCACGTCACTTGTTATGAGTGCTGATGTCAGTCCAACCATTTTATCTTCAAACTCTGGTGGCGGTCAACTAGTAACAGGTGTTACAAGTGGTGCCACTGGTTTGGTTATGGATTCAGGTCGTTCTGGTAACAATGTTGTTAACTTAGTTAATGTTGTTGGCACTTTTAGTTCGGGAGAAAAAGTAACAATAACAGATTCTTCTGAGTCTGATCAGATTATAGAGAGTTCAGGTAATGCTGACCTTACTATTAGTGACGTTATAATCCCTGACTTGAAAAATGTTCGTTCAGTCTATATGCAAGACAATGGTGGCGATAGTGGTCAAGACTTTACTGCTGATGTTCAAACAACATTTGAAAGTGGAGGTTTGTCTTTCTTTGGTAGTCCAGAAGTTGGAACAACTCATAAAGAAGATGACCGTTATCAGTTGGAAGATGGTGGGACACTGGCTTTAGAAACTTTCACGGGCGGTGGTTCTCGTTCTTTTGCACCAGTTGCTAAACTTGTTGAGCCAGAGAAGAATATTAATCTCTTTAATCTAACTAAAACTCCTGTCAAGACGTTGTTAACAGAAACGAATAGTGGTGTCTCTGATACACAATATACTTTCCGTCAGCAGTTCATTGCAACCGCAAGTTCAGCTGGTGCAATCACTTTATCTGCTGGTGGCGGCAACGAAACATTCCTGGCACACAGTGAATCAGATTACACAATCTCTATTTTAACAGGCGGTGATGGTTCTGCCAAACAGGGTGATATTGTTAGCGCATCAACTGGATTTGCTGGTGGTAGCACATCACAGTTGACTATCACTAATCTTGGTGCGTTTGGTTCAGGTGGTGCAAAAGTTAAAGTTATGGCAACCTTGTTGAAGACTGCCGTAAGTCCAAAGACCAAGACAACGAGATTGATGAAACAACTCAAAGTGGACACCGGAACAACAGATGCATATGGCACTCGCCCAGGTGATAGAGAAATATCTTTGGGTCGTGCTGATGCGTTTGCCTTGGTTGCTGTGTATGAGGCGACTGCCGCTTCTACTGATGCTGTTGCTCCTACGATTAGTTTTACAACACAAACTGGCACATTCACAAGAGGTGAAAAAATCACTGGTAGTGTTAGTGGTTCAACTGCAAGAATTATCAATACAACAAGTCCAATGAGTGTTGTAATGACTGGCGCTGCCGGGTCTGCATTCTCAACTTCTGATATTATCACTGGTGCATCCTCTGGTGCAACTGCAACACTAACTGCTGTCACTCTTGGTGATAAGGTTATTACAAGTGACTTTGCTTTTGATAACGGTCAAAGAGATAACTTTTACGATATCTCTAGAATCGTAAGACGTAGAGGTGCCGCGGCTCCTACAAACAGACTACTTGTAATCTATGATTATCTTGAACACGGCACTGGCGATGTGTTCACCGTGGATTCATATACTGATGAAGCAGATAGAATGGATTATGTTGATATTCCAAAATATAAAGATACCAGACTACAAAATACTTTTGACTTCAGACCAACAGTGGCGAATGTCACTGGTGCAGGAGCAGATCATACGGCTGTTGATGAGATTACCGGATTTTCATTTGGTATTATGAGTCGTTCTTTTACTGGCGCGGGTTCTTCTGCTAGTAAGTGTCCAAAACCAACTTCTTTGGTGCAAGCAGACTTTGAATATTACTTACCTAAGAATGCAATTGTTGAAATGGCGTCTGATGGTAAGATTAGAGTTGTTGAAAGTGCATCTGATGAACAACCCAGATTCCCATCACAATCTGAAAATTCAATGAAGTTGGCCAGTATGCGTATTCCTGCTTATACATTTTCGGTTGACAATATTGTAATTACCAGAGAGAAACATCAACGGTTTACCATGAAAGATATTGGTAATCTTCAAACCCGTATTGGTAACCTTGAGTATTATACACACCTTTCTCTTTTGGAACGCCAAGCAGAGAGTTTTGAAATCACTGATGCGAACGGACTGAACAGATTTAAATCTGGTTTTGTTGTTGATGCTTTTCAGGGTCATCGTCTTGGTGATGTTGAACACAAAGACTATAAATGTTCTATTGATATGGAGAGAAATGAACTTCGGGCTCAAGGAACATATAAAAATGTTAGTTTCGTAGAGTTAAACGCGACTGATGCAGCCAGAGCCAATAATAATTATCAAAGAACAGGAGATGTATTTACCCTACCTTACACAGAGGTTGTTGCTATTGAACAACCGTATGCAACGCGAACTGAAAGAGTTACGCCTGTCCTTCTTTCAAATTGGACTGGTCAAATAGCGTTGTCGCCCTCTGGTGACGACTGGTTTGAAACTGAAGTTGCACCGGCTCTGATTGTCAATGAAGAAGGAAACTTCAATTCTATAGCCGCATCCGCTAATATAGGTACTGTTTGGAATGCCTGGGAAACACAGTGGAGCGGTTCTCAATCTTTCCTTCACGAAAATGCGCAGGTGAGTTTTCAAGATTCAATCGATGCTGGTTCACGAACAACTGGTCCAGTTAGAACTGGTGTCAGAACAGAAGTTGTTGAAAAAGTTGATCTAGAATCTAGAGGAACGAAAGTAATCTCAACCGCATTAATTCCATTTGTAAGAGCAAAAGATATTACTTTTGATGGATTTGATTTTCTACCAAATACACAGGTGTATCCTTTCTTTGATGCACAGGCTGTAACCTCTTTCACCAGACCTTCGGCCGGGTTCTCAACAAATGACGCAAGCCTGGTTAATGGTGATGCGATTATAACAAGTCCCAGTGGTAGAGTCAAAGGAACCTTCTCTATACCTGATCCTAAAATTAGTGGTAATCCTCAGTTTAGAACAGGTCAAGTTTCCTTTAGATTAACTTCAAGCCCTACAAACATAGTTTCTACTGACCCTGTTACTGCTGGTGAAACAAACTATAGTGCCGTTGGTCTACAACAAACTTTGCAAGAGACTGTTATTGCAACAAGAAATGCTGAGGTAAGGCGAACATCAGTTTCACAAGCTACTGAAATTACAGCTGAAACCGTCAACGACGGCGATTCACAAGCTGCCGACGACCCTCTTGCTCAAACTTTCTTGGTTGATGTGGACGGTGGTATGTTTGTCACGAGTGTGGATCTTTTCTTTGAAGCAAAGGATGATAATCTTCCTGTTACAGTAGAAGTTAGGGAAGTGCAGAATGGTTTTCCTGGCCCGAGAGTTATACCTTTTGGAAGAGTGGTTAAAGATTCTGATGATGTTGTTATTGATTCTTCTGCTCAGACAGCAACTAACTTCAAATTTGAATCGCCAGTATATTTACAGTTTGGGTTGGAATACTGTGTTGCTGTTATTGCTAATGTTCCAACATACAAAGTTTGGATTGCACGAATGGGTGAGACAGAGGTTCAATCTACATTGGCACAGGCTCAAGTTGGTGGAACCGCTGATGCTGCACAAAATGTTTTGTTCTCAGACAGAACTGTTTCGGAACAACCAGAGTTTGGTGTTCTATTCAAAGGTCATAACAACAGAACTTGGGCACCATCTTTGACTGAAGATTTGAAGATGAACATTTATCGGGCAGAATTCAGTTCATTGACTGGTACAGTTCCTCTGGTTAATGATAGCAATCCGGTTAAGACTCTTGAAAAGAATCCGTTGGAATTCTTGGATGGTAGTGCGGTAATCAAAGTGTTCCATCCAGATCATGGTATGTATTCTACTTCAAATAATGTGACTATCGCTAATGTGAAGTCTGAAATAACTACAACATTGTCTGCGGCGATAACTACATCTTCTACTACTATTGAACTGACTTCTGGTACAAACTTTGACGACACTAGCGGTGTCTATTCTAGAGATGCATCTAATGTGTACTTTATCAAAATTGATGATGAGATTATTTCTTATACCTCAATCAGTACAAACACGATTAGTAGTGCAACCAGAGCCGTAGACTCAACGACTGCTGCTTCTCACGCAGAGGGCGCAACAGTTGAGTTGTATATGTTGCATAAGATTCCGTTTACACAAATCAATAAGACACATACTGCGGTTGCAAACGTTGAGATTGACAGTTATACTGTTTCTTCAACTGCGACAGCTGTCATTGATGGTACATCAAGCACAAGGTCTAGAAATGGTGGTACGAATGCAACTGCCACGGAAAACATTTTGTATGATGTTGCCAAGTATCAAGTTGGTTTACTTGAACTTCCTGGCACAAGTGTGACAGCACAGAAACGGCCGTCAACAGCAACAAGTCCAAGTGGTTCGGAAACTTCTTTTACAAAGACCTCTGTTACTGATGCAATCAATGTTCCATTAAATGAGAATATATATTATAATGTTCCATATCTTGTGGCATCTGATATTAACCAAGACAATGAGATGTCTTCTGTGAAATCTTTGTCGTTAGACCTTACCTTGAGGACAGTTTCAAATAACTTGTCTCCAGTTATTGATCTTCAAAGATTGTCTATGATTGCGATTGCAAATAGAATCAACAACATTGATTCTTCTTCAGATGTTTATCCAACATCTGAATATTTTGCTTCAACAGAACCAGACGGTGATAATAACGCTGCAATTTATTGTACAAAACAGATAGAACTTGAACAGAAAGCAACTGCATTGAAAGTGCTTCATTCTGCAAACAGAGGCTCTGATGCAGAAATAAAAGTTATGTATAAGATTTTCCGAGAGGATGACGAGACAGACTTTAACGAAACAGGTTGGAGATTCTTTAATGATAATGGGTCACCAGATGTTTCTGTTGGTGCTTCTACTGGTATAAATGATTTTCGTGAGTATGTTTATACTGCCGGTGTTACTGATGACGGTATTGGTACTGAACTGGATCCGTTTGTGTCATTTGCAATCAAGATTGTAATGCAAGCAACTAATTCAACATCAGCACCTAGAATCAAAGACTTCAGAGCAATCGCATTGGCGACATGATATGAGTGAAAAAGAATACAGAAAAGTTGAGGGAAAAACAGACCTTTCAAGAGATATGAGTTCTGGTGTTATTGTAAATACAAATAGAAGTGCTTATGAACGAGCAGTTGCTCGTTCCAAAGCTGCTCAACGGCAAAGAGATGAATTAAGAAGTGTTACAAGAGAAATAAATAATATCAAATGCGAAATGCATGAGATAAAATTTCTATTACAACAATTGGTAGGTAAATAAAACGATGGCTACAGTAACAGCAGCATCAATCTCAGTATCTGATAGTTTAGAAAGATTCAGACAAGAGTTTAATACTTTACGTTCAGACGTTAGCAATATTACGTCTAGTGATATAACTATTAACAATGAATCAAACAACCGTATTCTTACTTCTGTGAGTACAAATACTTTTAACGCAGAAGCAGGTTTGACCTATGATGGTTCAACTTTTGCTGTTAGTGGAGCAATGACCGTAAGTGGTCTTACAACTCTTAGTGGTAACCTTGTTATACCTAATGCCGGTAACATTGGTTCTGCTGGTGATACAGATGCTATTGCAATTGCCTCTGATGGTGTCGTTACCATGAATCAAATACCAGTTTTCAGTGCCGGTATTAACGTTTCTGGTGGTAGTATCGCGGGAACACTTTCTACGGCCGCACAAGGTAACATAACTTCACTTGGTACATTGACAACACTGACTGTTGATAATATTGTTATCAATGGGACAAATATCGGACATACTTCAGATACAGATGCTATCGCTATTGGTTCAGATGGTGACGTTACTCTAACACAAGACCTAGAACTCCAACATGATGGTGCTATACTTTCCTTTGGTGCAAATGATGAGATATCACTGACTCATAACCATAATGTTGGATTGAAGATGACTTCAACAGCATATGCTCCTTTTGCTCGTAGAGGTGAGGATGTGTTCATTGTTCTAGATGGTACAGATGCTTCTAGTTCAGATGCTGGTGATAATGTAATCATGAACGCAAGTGATGGTAGTAGCACTGATGATGGAGATGATATTATTGGAGAGGATGAGGTGTTTCTACATAGTGGTATGCAAAGAAACGTTATAGAAATTCGTGATTCTGGTGGTGGTTTGCTTAACTCTGTTGCAGGATTTGCGCCGGGAGCTATATAATGGCAGTTAGGTCACCTTTATATTTTAGTGGGGGAAACTTAATTGAATTGTCTTCGGGCGAAATCAACGAGTGGACACAGAAAGCTATTTACCAATATAGTTTAAATCCTACTGCTGTTCTTACTGTTGTTTCCAGTAGTGGAGCGAATATTGATGCTATCAGTGACACCAGATTGGAAGCAGGCGCAACTTCACAAAGTTCAACTGCTTTTGTTGCAGAGGCTAGCACTGCTGAACCAGGCACTGTGACAGTCTCCTATGACAAAATCAATCTTGCCTATACTTCAACTGGTGACATCTCTAATACTTCTGATGCGGGGACAACCTTTCCTGTATATTATGATACCAGTGCCGGTGCTATACGAGCTATGAATTTGACAGATTTTTTGGACACTTTTATATATCCGGCAGTTGACCTTTTGATTGTTGCTTCTGAATCCTCTGATACTGCTGGAACATATACAATAACTTCATCAGCGTCTGCGGCAGGTAACTACACTAAAGTCTCTGCTTCTGATGTTGCTGTTTTTACAGACACAAGAGCAGACACATCGGCGTACTCGGCCGCAGGTATTCCTGAAACCCTTGATCAACCAACTACGGTTACTAACTACTATCTTCACCGTAGAAATGGTTCTGATCTGACTCCAACGAGAACACCAGTTTCTATTGATGGTTCTAATAATATTCAAGTATTTTCCACGAGCACTCTTGCTGACCTACTAGGTGATTGGTTGAGATACACTGCGGCTCATGATACTAATGGTAACAAGATTACATATTCCGTTGGAACAAGCGGTAGTGGTAATGCAAGAGGAACTAACATGCTTGATACAAAACTTAATGGTTCTGGTAATTATCAAACATTGCAATCTGGTGATGACTATCGTTCACAAGAATTTCCAAATGGTTCTCCGGCCACAATCAGCACCTACAAACTTTTTATAAATAAGACATAGGAGATAAACTATGGCTAAAGAAACTGCTGCATATACTGCGAATGGTGAACCAAAATATCCTTTTGTTGGAAAGATAGTTGAGGCTTATTATACAAATGCGGATTTGACTGAGATTGACATCATTCATAATTATGATGTTCCTGATGATAGTGCACATAAAAATGGTGGTAAAGAAGGCACGACAGTATTCTCGGTTTCAGTTGATGAAACGGATGAACGTTTTCTAGCACTGCTTCAAGAATTTTCTTATGAGTCACTTGATGAATGCACAAGAAACAGAAACGAAGCATTTCGTGAGCAATTCAGACAAGCATTCCAAGATTATGCACAAAGAAATCAAGTGGAAATTTTTGAGGAAGTTATTGTCAAAAAAGAAGTTGAAATCGAAGATGGGCCTTTGGATCTCATATTTGATTATGATTCTGAAAATGAAGTGCATAAAGATATTCTCTTTAGACTAAAACTAAAAATGTTTGAACAGAAAGTCGTTCAAACAAGTAAAAAGAAAAAGGCAAAAACTGATATTCGTAAAGCAGAAACATTAGGAGATGCGCTTAAAGCATATTGCGAATTTCTTTAATCTAAAAAAAATATATTATGAAAGTTTTGGGAATCTCAGAAGGATTTCATGATGCTGCAATATGCATAATTGAAAACCAAGAAATACTTTTTGCTTCTCATTCAGAACGCTATAGCAAAATTAAGGGTGATAGGTGGATTTATCCAGACATGGTGTTAGGTTGTCAACCGGATATAACTGCGTATTACGAAAAACCCTTTCTTAAAAATCTAAGACGACTTTACTCTGGACAGAAATGGCATAAACCCAGAACTAAGTATGATGTTTGTTTTGGACACCATGAATCTCACGCAGCTGCAGGATATTACACTGCACCATTCAATCATTGCAATATACTAGTTGTTGATGCGATAGGTGAATGGGATACCATCTCTATTTGGGAAGGTAAGAATAACAAACTCAAAAAAATTGAGTCATGGAAATATCCTTATTCTCTTGGCCTTCTCTATTCTGCAATCACAAAACGTATAGGATTAAAACCCAACGAAGATGAATATATCACGATGGGTATGGCTGCATTTGGTGAACCTGTATACGATCTTGCCCCACTTTTAGAAAGAAACAATCATTTGGGTGTGAGTGAAATATTCCCAACAGCAAGAGATGAAGATCTTGCTGCATCTGTTCAGTTAGTATATGAAACTGAATTGTTGAAACTTGTAGAGAAATGCTCGCACGAAAATCTCATTCTTATGGGTGGATGTGTTTTAAACTGTGTGGCAAACAGTAAAATCAAAAATAAAAATATCTGGATCATGCCTTCGCCTGGTGATGCAGGAAGTGCTTTGGGTGCAGCTGCTCTAGTAAATAAAGAGAAACTTAATTGGAAAAATCCATATTTAGGATATGCTCTTTCAAAGAAAATTCATATATCTAAAGTTATTGATGAGTTGCTTAAAAATAAAATATGCGGTGTTGCCCATAGTCGTGCTGAGTTTGGCCCAAGAGCATTAGGTAATCGTTCTCTGTTTGGTGACCCTCGTTATGATATCAAAGACACGGTAAATAAAATCAAACAAAGACAAAAGTTTCGTCCCTTTGCGCCAGCAATCTTAGAAGAATACGCAAAAGAATATTTTGAAGGCCCGATGAATGAGTATATGCAATTTGTCTCAACTGCAAAACATGACTACAGTTCTGTTACACATGTTGATGGTACTGCAAGAGTTCAGGTTGTAAAAAAGAATTGTGGTTCTATTATTAGAACTATATTAGAAGAGTGGTATGATAAAACTGGTTGTCCCATGTTATTAAACACTTCATTAAATATAAAAGGACAACCAATAGTTAATACGTGGTCTGATGCTCAAGATTTTTCAAGGAAATATAATGTTCGGGTCTTCTAGGAAAAAACTAATTGCTATAGGGTGTAGTTATACAAACTATGCACGTCATAGTACACACTGGCCAGAATTTCTTGCCGAACACTTAGACATGGAAGTTGTAAATCTCGGCGGTCCTGGCCAGGGCAACAGTTACATGTTTTCTATATTACAAGATGTTTTAATGTTAAACAAAATTATCAATAGTTGGCCAAAACGAACTGAGTTTAACATTAAAAACGAAGATATTGGTTTAGTGGTTATTATGTGGTCTGAGTTTCAACGAATGGATTTTGAATCAAAACGATTTTGGCTTGCTTTTCATCCACACAGAAATAATTGGAAACATGAACAATATCCGATGGAAAAGGCTGGTCGTGATGTTATGGTTCAATGGAACAATGTGTTTAGTGCGACTTTGCTTTCTATGAGACATTTTCATTTGTCGCAATTACTCTTAAAAGATATTCCATATATATTTGTACAAGGCACTAAACCAACACATTCTTATTCTACAGATTTAATTCCAGAACAGTATGTTAATAGAAGTTCGTATAACAGAGATGGTGATGTTTCCTTTGAAAGAATTTCTTCAAAAGCAATGATGAATAGTAATTATTTTGATTTGATTGATGATAAAAAATTTTTAGGATGGCCAATACATAGAGAGATAGGTGGATTCTGTATAGACGATATTCTAAACAAATTGGATCCTGACCAAAGAAAATACAGAGTAGGTAATAATGATACGCACCCCAATAGAGAAGGTCACAAAGTAATTGCAAGTAAATTGTATGAAGAGTATAAAAAGATTTATACTAAGAATTAAATTTTTCTTTTCTCGTTTTCGTAGATATGATCACGATAAAAGAAGAAATAAATTTATATATGAGAGATATGATGATTGAAAATACTATACTATGTGTTAAGTGGGGTGACAAATACGATGATGAATATGTGCACAAGTTGAAAAAACAATGCATGGAAAATTGCTCTGTTCCATTTAACTTCTACTGTCTTACTGATAAGAAAACAAAATCCTATGATATAACACTTCCTACAAAATGGGATCCCTACTATGATGAAAATCGTGGTTTCTTTTGGGCTTATCGTAAATGTTATATGTTCAAGCTGAATGAAAGCATCGATGGTGATTTTATTGGTCTTGAGGGTAATAAATTTTTGTTTCTAGATCTTGATGTTATTATTCATCAAGACTTAAAATATTTCTTTGACTTGCCTATGGATAAACCATATATTGTTCGTGGTTGGTGGAATGATATCGGTACAGTAAAACGTAACTTTTCAAAACACAAATCTACAGCTGTCAATTCTTCTGTAATTCGATGGGATCGTGGTCAATTGAAAAAGGTATACAACGAAATCAACAAGAATGCAAAGTTGGTATTTTTTACCTATCCTAGTATGGACAACTATATCAATCATCGTTGGTATAACATATGGGATGAGGATGAGGGTTTCTTTAGAGCATTTCCAAAGGGTGACATTTATTCTTGGTATAAAGGAAACACATTTCCTGATGATATGGAAACAAGAAAATTAAGAGAAGATCATAAAATTTGTTTGTTCAACAATAGCAACTTCGGTGAAGGTATCAATGACGATGAGATAAAAGAGTTATGGTAGACTATCTAAGATTTACACCAGAACTGTGTTATGATTGGAAACAAGCCGTAGTTGATGTGGAAAGATATTATCCACATCAAATGAAACGCACATTAGATGCATCAATACCATCTCAATTAGAAAGTAAACTGTGGGTTGTTGATGAACTGAAAAAAATAGAAGACTGTTTTGATTTACAACCAAATATTGCTTTGATAGGTGGGTGGTTTGCAAATTACCTAACTCCTTTATTGATAGATAATTTGAATGCTAGTAAAGTGGTCAATCACGAAATAGACAATGATGCAAAAGATATTAG